CTCCCAAGAAAAAAGAAACTGGTGCAGGGGCCAGCGCCATCAAAAAGCAACTGGCAGAGTTATTTCCCACATACAAACAAGATGAAATAGCCATGCTGGCCTCAATGACCACCAAGAAAGAACTTGATCAATATATTCGCGATCACGGCAACGACAAATGAAATACCAGCAGTTGGTAGTAAACGGATGCAGTTACATGCACAAATATGCTGCAGGTCTTGGTCATGTTGATCTAAAAGATCAGCTAGGTATCAACTCTGCACAAAGCATAGCTGTGTCCGGCAGTGCTAACAGTAGAATTTTAAGAACAACACTCAAACACAGTTATGCCACAAATGTACCGACCTTTTATGTGTTGGGCATGACTTTTGTCAGCAGACTTGAATTACCAATTTGTGAAGAAGAAGATTCTTTTGAAGGACGATGGGTCAATCCGCAAAATCAGGAATTCAAATCAAGATGGCAAATGCATTGGACCGATCAAGACTGCAAACAATTTGTAGAAACCAAACTAAAAAGCGAAATCTACAGCATTGTTGATCGCACTGAAGATTTAATGTATCGTATGTTGAGCACCGTAAACGACTTAAAAAGTCGTGGGCATGCTGTGCTGATGTACCAACAAGCAGACAATCTTTATCAGGCACACTTGCATGATCCCAAATTGACTTTGTTCAAGCACTGTCCTGAAATTGTACACGGGTTTGAATGGCGAGCCACAGAATACCAACATGAACAAGGTGTTCCTGGATCGAAGTATCCAGCCGGGTCGCCATATGTACCACCAGACATGACACATCCAGAACAAGGTCAACATCATGTGCTAAACACATACTTGACAAACTACATCAAAGAGCATAAAATATTACAATGAGTCATCAGTGTGCTTTTTGTAAAAAAGAATTCGCAAGAGAAACTAGTATTACAGTTCACATGTGCGAGCCCAAGCGCCGCCGATCAGAACGCAGTGAGCGTGGTGTTGAATTAGGATTCCAATCTTACTTGCGATTCTATGAGATTGCACAAGGCAGTGCTAGACTCAAAACATTTGATGACTTTGCGGACAGCCCTTACTACCGAGCCTTTGTGAAGTTTGGCAGGTACTGTGTGGGCACTCGGGCAATCAATCCTGCACAGTTCACAGCCTGGTTGTTGAAACACAACAAAAAGATTGACAACTGGGGGTCAGACAAAGTCTATACAGAGTATTTGCTAGACTATTTAAAAGTAGAAGCCGTGGCAGATGCCTTGGCACGAGCAGTGGAGTTTGGCATAGACTGGAGTGAAAAACACTCAGCACCGCCCAATGATTGTTTGCGTTATGGCAGCACACATGCCATGTGCTATGCTGTCACAACAGGGCGCATCAGTCCTTGGGTGATTTACAACTGTGAGTCAGGACAAAAGTTCCTGGGTGAACTCACAGCAGACCAAGTGGCCATGATATGGCCCTACATAGATTCAGACATATGGCAAAAGAAATTCTCAGATTATGCCGCAGATGCCGAGTATGCAAAAGAAATATTGAAACAAGCAGGATGGTAACATGATAGGAAACATTGGTCAAACTGGAAAATATATTGCAGTCACCGGCGGTGCCGGTAGTAACTACATCAACAACAGTAATTACATGGGTGTTGGACAGATACAATACAACACCAGTAATCAACGACTGGAACTGTACAACGGCACCAGTTGGCAACCACTTAATCTAGGTCAATATTACGTTGGGTTGAATCCAGACGCTGAACAAATCTTAGACTGGGCACGTGAAAAAATGCAGGAAGAAAAGGAAGCCCGGCGCATGTCAGAACAGTATCCTGCTGTGGCAGATGCATTAGGCGCTGTGCGCGAAGCAGAACAGCAATTGAAAACTGTTGTGGCGCTGTGTAGAATATGAGTGCCGACATAGATTTGGATGTTCCGGATCGTAGTAAGATATTGGAACTGATTCGGCACACACCTGCCAGACAGGTAGTAGATGGTCGCCCACGACGACACAATTCTGGCATCTACATCACAGACATTCCTCAAGATCCCGAACATGGCTGTGCTGCCATCGATTACGAAACAGCAGAACAGCGTGGCTACTTCAAAATTGACCTGTTGAACATGAGTGTGTATCAGTTGGTCCAAGATCCTGCACATTACGAAACCATGTTGTCAGCCGCACCTCCGTGGTCACGACTATGGACAGATAAACCCTGGGCCAGTCAGTTGGTACACGTGGGCAACTATGTGGATTTAATGGTGGCTATGCAACCTGACTCCATACCCAGGATGGCTGCTTTTATTTCAATTATTAGACCGGGCAAAGCACACCTACAGAAGAAGCCCTGGGATCAAGTGTTTGCAAGTGTATGGGATGGGGATGAATCGCGTGGATACACGTTCAAGAAGAGTCATGCGATTTCCTATGCAGCCTTGGTAGCGTTACATATGAATCTCTTAAACTGATCAGTCTATTCTTCTCACCAAAGTGATGCTCTTTCGTTTGCTCTTTTTGCGAGCAATGTCTATCAGGCTGCACACAGGCCCGTGCAGGATTTCAAGATCTTTGTTGGAGAATGTGCGTAGAGTCGAGCGAAACTTTTCCCAATCCCCACGCAGGAATATGTTGATGGGTATGCTACGATTACTTTCCCACCACCAAGTATTGGCCAGTTCCAAGAATTCTAGTTTGTCTTGTTGTGTGAGCACAGCGCCAAAGTCGTAGATGGTTGTAACAGCATCGTCCCGGTTCTGAACTATGCCGATGTACTCGTTGCTGGCGTAAACGCAAAGAGTTATAAAGGGGTATTTTTCCGCCAGTTTTTCAAAGATGTTATTACCCATAAATACGTATCGAGGATCCTATGTATTCAACCACTGCTTACTTATATCAACAAATCATTCGGGTACTTTTGATTGACACCAGTGGTGGATACTTTACTGCGAGGTACGACCCAGTGTACGCAAAAACTTTAACTGTTAACAAAGGTGTAGACAACGTTTTGTTGTTTGAATTCATCAACCAGGACCAAAAACCTGTAAACATCACAGGCAGCACATTCCGCTTTAGATTACTAAACCAAACTGGCGATGAATTATTACTTGAAAAAGACATGACTGTACTTAGTGCCACATTAGGCCGAGTCAAAGTTGTGTTGGACACAGCAGATACTATTAACATCCTAGCACAACCTGGCAGTTACAGCATTGAACGCACACAGGGCAATTATGTACAGGCAGCATTCACAGACGACAATGCTGGTGCACGAGCAGACTGCGACATTGTGGATTCAGTATTGCCACAGTTTATGGCCAGCCAACCAGTGACAATTCCCACGATAAATGGCAAAAATTCGTGGCCACAACCCGGACCGCAATCATGGCCTGACTGGGCATTGAACCCACAACCAATATCACGCAACTATTTGACAGAATACTACTCAAGTTATATCAACACAACTGGTGCCAGTTTGACCACTATCAAGTATGATCTGGATCATTACACCGGCACTCTCAAAGTACAGGCAGCACAAGACTACGAATCAATTTGGGTAGATGTCACAGAAAGCCGTGAGTATTTTGACGAGTCTGGAACCTTTTATATCAATGTGGTGGGTTTCCACCCGCTGTTGCGCTTGGCCATTAACAATAGCCAAGGCTATGGTGCCAGTGCAACTGCTACGGTGGTAGATGGAGTGGTCACAGGTATTGCAGTAAACAATGCTGGCATGGGATACATGGCAGCACCTTATGTTCAAATACTGGGCAACGGCGCAGGTGCAACAGCCATTGCTGCACCATTTACAGGTCCCAGCGGTATTGGCCAAATCACTGTCACAAACGGTGGTTCGGGATACTTGCCCTTGAACTTTGGTGGTACTGAAGCACAGGCTGTGACTGTGCTGATCACAACTGGCTACGTTACCAATATCTTTTATCGTTAACTGTTGCATTTGCGTGACAAATCTGTTAAACTGTACAGATGCTTGATATCCTTGCTTACTTGCCTGCAAAAAAGAAACCGACACCTAGTGGTTGGTTGAGTTTCAATGCGGTGTGTTGTCAGCACAATGGCAGCACACAGGACCGAAGAGGACGTGGTGGACTTAAAGCCACTGAGGCGGGTTGGAGTTATCACTGCTTCAATTGTTCATACACAGCCAGTTTTATCTTGGGCCGTACATTAAGTTATAAAGCCAGAAAACTCCTGGGCTGGATGAACGTTCCGGAGATGGAAATAGAGATGCTGAATCTGGAAAGTTTGCGGCATCGAAGCATCAATGGTATCTTAGAAGATCGACAACAAATGTGGAACACACTGAGCGGTGTGTCATTTGAAGAAAGAGACTTGCCACCGTTTGCCGAACTGTTGACGCCTGAACACAAATTCTATTGGGACTATGTGCGCGGTAGACATGTGCCAGAACACTTTCCGGTCATGGTGCAGATACAAAATGACGGCATCCACTGGACAAGGTTGCATGTGGTCATACCATTCACCCATGACAACAAGATTGTGGGATACACCTGTAGATTTTTAGATGACAAACAGCCCAAGTTTATCAGTGACAGTCAACCCGGTTATGTGTTTGGCACAGATTTGCAACACTCAGATTGGCAGCATGTGATTGTGACAGAAGGCATCTTTGATGCACTCAGCATAGGTGGTGTGGCAGTGATGCACAACACTGTCAGCGATGCACAAGTTAGACTGATACGCAGCCTAGACAAACAGATAACAGTGGTGCCAGACCAAGATAAAGCAGGTGTTGAACTGATTGATCGTGCAGTAGAACTGGGCTGGGCGGTGAGCATCCCAGACTGGCCTGAGGGCTGCAAAGATGTCAATGATGCTGTGATAAAGTTGGGTCGACTAGGTGCTTTACTAACTATTATGCAATCAAGAGAGACCAGTAGAATTAAAATTGAGTTAAGGAAGAAAGCACTTGTTAAACGAATACAAAAATTATGATCTTGGATATGCAGCATCCTGGACCAAAAATACATAAACAATGGGCAATACTAATAAAGAAAAAGTTCAACTTGTGATTAGTCACCTTGAAGGCTGTTCGGGAAATTTTCTAGGAAGACTGTTTGCCGACGTCGGTGATAAAAATCCAACATTTTTTAGAATTGATGTAAATCTAAATCCAAAAGTTCTAGCCATTGATGGAGTGAATAATTGGGATCAGGAATTAAGTAAACGATTTATAAATCACCAAGTTGTAGTAACTCATAATTTTAATCAAGAACAAATTTCTAAATCTTTTCCAAATGCAAAAATCATACAAATATACCCATATACACACATTGGAAATGTTTTATATAATATTTGTTTTAAAAAAGTAAAAAACAAACTAGATAATTTGCTAGACAATTATTTGATACATATTATTGAATGGTATCAGCATATTCAACAAAACCGTCCCAGTCAAAATTGCATAAATTTTTGGCAACTAAGTGACCAACAACAAGTTGAAAATTTATTAGAAATTAAATTTACAAAAAATCAAGAAGATTTTTTTAAGAAATATTGGGCACAGCAACTTACCTATTCATTGAGTATTCCAGAAAAACCATTGTCAATTGAACAACTTGTTGCTGTTTGGAA